CGGGACATAGACTATCTCCCGTTGTACTCCAATATGGTGTTGGTCCGGCCGACCGGTTTTACATTCCTCTGTCCAAAAGATATTTGGATACGAATGGAAGACCACGCCGAATATGGCGATTGGCCTGATGGACCCCACAAACCCGGTAACCCCTACCATTATTACCACATTAAGTGGAAGGTTAGAGGGCGACGGGCGTATTACACGGCTGAGGAGTTCGACGGCACACTGCTCACGGATTACTCATTTGTATATCCTGGGCCTGCCGGCGTTCCCCTTTGGTACCATATGTACGGAGATCCCGTCATCGTCACGCACACCGTTTCACACGGGTACGTTGAGATTATTGGGACACGCACTGAGGTTACCGCGATCTACCGAGTGGATGAGTCAGGAACTGTAGTACAGCGTGCAGCTGCAGGCCGTACTGGTTTCTTCTCCCAACACGAGGGCGATCGTACCGTGACGGTCACCGAGGATCTGTTTTCGTCTATATGCAACTACGTTCGGTTGACGTCTCATGAAAGACTCAACAGTCTGCAGTTTGCAGCTCCGTACGGAAAAATTCCGAAAGCGGAGAAAACGAAACTTATATCCGAGGCGATCGAAGACGCTAAGGTTCTTACCATCAACTCGATCGCGTTTTTGCGCGATCTAAAACACATTAAAGAGCTGGTGGTGCCACTGTTAAAGCTTAGGAAAAAGCCCTTAAGCGCGAAAGCGTGGGCCAACCTCTGGTTGTCGTACGAATACGGTATACGCCTGTTAATCCAGGATATACACGAAGTCGTAACGAAACTGCCTAAGTCAGCCGTGAAGTTTGATCTTACTCACGTAAGAGCTGCTTCGCGAAGGACCATACCGGATGACCTTGACCGGGAAACCGAAGTTAATTATCATTGTAAAGTGATATTGGATCCAAAGATTGGACCAATAGTATCTTTGCTTGATAAACTCCGGCGACTCGACCTGGTTATGTCGAGGGAGAACGTGTGGGATTTTATTCCCTATTCGTTCGTGCTAGATTGGTTCATCCCCATCGGGGAGACCCTGGCGCACCTCGATCTCCGGGAAGACATTGACCTTTTTGGGGCCAAAGTCGCGATTCTTTCCTCAAAGGCTACTCGTAGCCTGTCCACCTATGTCCACCGTTACTACGGAGACCAAGAATTTAATATTCAATTGGCCCTCACGCATAAGGTGTATAACAGGTGGCACGAAGACCCAACTATCTCCGTTCCAACCATAGAGTTTGCGAACGGGCTGAACCTCCGACGAGGCGCAGATGGTTTTGCGCTTCTCGTTCAGAAATCTAGCCGCAATTAACACATTCTCTACAGTATGATTCTAGAGAAAGGAGGGCCTATCATGGCCTACACGACTAACTGGGGCTTTACGCCTGCTGCCAGAATTACTGACCGCAAGCTCGAGCCGGCTAATCTTGCATTCGGCACAGATTTTGCTAAGACAAACTATAAACCTGGTGAGGCAATTTTGTCGAACCTTACATCCCCGCTCGATAGAGTGGAGACTTATCGGTTCGCAACCTCTCAGGTCGCCAACATTTACACTGGC